GCTCTATCTTAGCTACGCTAAAATTTTTAAGCCGCAGATGAACGAGAAACAAAGCGGCGATTTCGTTAAGCCCGTCGTCGGCTCAAATGCGGAGCTCGGGCTTAAATCCGAGTATTTTGACGGCGCGCTAAATTCCTCCGCAGCGGTATTTCAGACGTTGCAACAACATAAGGCCGTACCGGATCCGGCGCTGTATCCGTCTAACTACTTTGTGGACGGCGGCAAGGTACGGACTCGCGGCTTTGAAGCTGAAATTTCGGGTAGACTTTCGAAAAATTTACAAATTTTCGCCGGCTATACCTACGCCAAGAGCGTTTATATGGAAGATGAGAGAGTTCATTCTAGTCTTGCCGCGCACGCCAAGGGCGAAATCGCCAACGCCTACGTGCCTAGGCATATTTTTAGGCTTTACGCCAACTATACCTTGCCGGCGTTGCCGCAGCTTAGTTTTGGACTAGGCGGTAGATATCAGAGCAAGACGGCATCGTATTATTCAGGAAGTTCGGCCGCGCCCGATCAAAATGGTTACGCGCTGCTTGACGGCAATATAAACTATAAATTTAATAAAACCAGCAGATGATTCAAAATATTCGCATTATATAATTTACACTGGACAAGGAAATCAAATAACAAATTCTATATTAGTAACTTCAACTACTCATTTAGATTTATATTTTGACTGTTATCAATATTCTAATCCAGGAAGAGTTGGTGTAGCATTTGCAACATTTGTAAATTCTACTACTGTAAAACTTAAAATATTGGAAGGACAAGCATCTGGTGACGGAATAGTTAAAATCCTAGCTTTTAAAAAAGTTTAATTAATTATAGAAAACTTTGGTTGTAAAAATATTAAAGTCAGCTACATTTGAAACTATATTTCCATTTCTAATTGAAATTTTATGAGGCTGGTAGAAATACTTGCCTCTCTCATTTCCAATCGTATAAGTTAAAAAAGAGCCATTTAAAGTTAGATTGTTTCCTAAATTGTGTATAAAACCGCTAGCTCCAACCCTAAAATTTGATTTTACTAGTAGATATCCACTAACAATTAAGTTAGTGTCTACTAAATAATTTATAACAATTGTGAAATTAGAAGTATCTACTTCTATAACTTTGATTAGATTTTCCACTATTTTAAGAATGTATAATAAACCTATCAAAATTAGGAGGTTTTAATTATGCAATTATTGGTGTTGGAAAATTTAAAAAAAGAAAATGTAGATGTGTATTTAGAGTATCTGAACAGTTGTAAGAGCAGTAATTGGGAAACTTGGGAGACCACGTATAAAACTTACTGCAATAATTTTAAGTTGTTTCTGATATGGTTTCAGAAAACTTATAAAAATAAGTTACTTCTAAGTAAAGAAACATTAGTAGAAATGCCTAGCATAATGGAGTGCTATAGAAATTACTGTAGAGGCTTAGGAAATAGTAAAAGAACTTTAATGAATAAAACTACAGCAATATCTACTTTTTATGCATGGTGTGTTAGGCGGAATAAGATTAAATATCATCCATTTTCAGAGAAATTGGATAGATTGAGATTTACAGATAAGGACAAGGTTAGGAACAGTTATTTTCTTACAACAGAACAAATATTGACTGTTCGTTTATATATGCAAGTTGAATCTAAGAAATATGATTTGCAAGATAGAATATTATGGGAATTATTCCTAGACAGTGCTTGTCGGATTAGTGCTATTCAAAACTTAAAAATGGAACAACTAGACTTAGAAAACGGATATTTTACTGATGTTAAGGAAAAGGAAGGTTATATAGTTAATGCATTCTTTTTCCAAAAATGCAAGGAACTTATAAAAGAATGGATACAGTACAGAGTAGAAAATGAGATAGATGTAGATTGGTTTTTTGTTACTAAGTACGGAAAAATCTATAAACAGATGACTCAAGGAGCTATTCGTGGAAGAATAAAGAAGCTAGGAAAAATTTTAGGAATAGAGGATCTATATCCTCATACTCTTAGAAAGACAGCAATAAATCTTATTAATAATTTAGCAGGATTAGGCTTAGCAAGTAGTTATGCGAACCATTCTAGTAGTGGAGTTACAAGTAAACACTATATAGCTAAAGCTAATCCAACTGAAGTAAGAAATAGCATTATAAATGCAAGAAAAAAGTTAGGTATTTTTTAGTTTAATATTATAGAGATTTTTAAATTTATTCAAATTTTTATGATTAAAAATGTATTTTTGAGAGCTTTTTATATAAAATTCTTAGATTTTATATTTAAGAAAAATTATAAAAATAAACTCAAAAGCACAAAATAAAATCTTAAATTCTTTATAAATTTAAAAATCTATTTACATTTGAAAGGAGAGATATTATGTTTTATATTTACTCAAAAGAGAAAAAATCAAGACTTGCTTTCACTGTTAATTTAACAGCTGATGAAGTTATGCAATTCATGGAAGGAAATTTATTTCTAGATTATCCTGAACTTGTTCCATCGCAATATGTAGCAATTGAAAGAAATGATGCTTTCAAGTATCCAACATATGATGAAGCTACAAATACTATAAGAGAAATGACTAGAGACGAACTTATAGAAGAAGATATCGAGGTTCAACTCGCTCCTGGAGAGTATGTAGCGGACAAGAAATTAAAGGTTGTACCACAGCCTAGCTTATATCATACGTGGAACACATCTACACATACTTGGGATATAGACATGGAAGATGTTAAAAGAACTTTCAGACACAAGTTCAGAGAAATGCTGCTAGATAAGATGTTTGGCTCATATGAGCATAATGGAAAAGTATTCCAAATGCAAGAATATGATGAAGTTAATTTTATGAGAGTCAAGATGGCATTGGATATGGCAGGAGAAATCGAAGATTATGATGTAATTAAAGATGCATTAAGTACTTTAGGTATTCCTGTAGATGCAGAGCTAGAAGAAAAAATCAAATTGGCTATGAGAGCTGGAAAATTAAAGCAACTTTTAAAATCTCTGCCAACTCAATGGAGATTAAAAGATAATTCTATTGCATCTATTTCATTGGGAGAATTAAATCTAATTTACTTCTCTTGGATATTAAGAGTTATTGCTGCTCAAAACAAATATACTGCTATAACTAAGAAAATAAAGGAGGTTTCAACAGTTAAAGAATTAGAAGCTATTAAATGGGATTAAATAAATTAAAGGTAGTTTTATATAGCTACCTTTTTTTAATTGGCTTAAACAGACTATTACTAGGTCGTTTTTTTAAAGGGGGTGATAAATATGTATAAGTTTTCTGAAAGAAGCAAAGCAAAACTTGCAACAGTAGATATAAAACTTCAAAATCTAATGAATGTAGCTATTAAAGAAAGTCCTTATGATTTTTCAATAACAGAAGGAATTAGAACAATGAAAAGACAAATAGAATTAGTTGCACAAGGAAAATCTAAGACTTTAAAAAGCTACCATCTAACAGGTAAAGCAGTTGATATAGCTGTATGGATTGATGGGAAAGTAACTTGGGATTTTAAATATTATAAAGAAGTTGCTGATTGTGTAAAAGAAGTAGCAAGAAAATTAGGTTATGTAATTACTTGGGGTGGAGATTGGAAGACATTTAAAGATGGTCCACATTTCCAAATTGAAAACTAATTAATAAACAGTCTGGCCAGACAGTTAATATAAAAAATAGGAGGTATTAAATGGAATCATTTGTAGAAAGAATGATTGTAGAGAAAGATGAGCTACAAGATAAAGTAACAAAGTTAGAAAATTTTGTAAATGGAGAAAAGTTTAGAGAATTAAGAGGTTTAGAACAAGTTTATTTAAAAGAGCAGCTAAAATTTATGAGAGGTTATTTAAGTGTGTTAAGACAAAGAATTAATTTTTATAACAAATAACAGGAGGTAAAAAGTATGGACAAACAATTATTGTGGCAAGTTTTAGGGTATGTATTTTCAGTAGGGACTTATTTTATTCTATCTTGGAGATATAAAGGAAAGGAGGAAGCGACTAATGAAGTGAGAAATGAAGTAATGAAGCAAGAGTTAGCTATTCAAGGTAAGGGACTTGGGGAACTCAAAAAGAAAGCAGTTCAAGAATTTGTCTCTAAATTACCTGCACATGTAAAAATATTTATAAATGAAAATACAATAGAAGCAGTAGTTCAAGAGTTGCAACCTATATTCAAGAAATTAAAAGAAGGTAAAAATGGAAAAGAGTAAACTAATGCTTAAACCTTTATCTAATGGTAAAGCTATACTGTTAGATGATTACGTTTACTCAATCAATGGATATGAAATTAAGGTATTTAAAGGCTTCATCACTGATGGAGCCTCTGTGCCTAAATCATTACAATGGCTTTATAATCCATTTGGCAAATATATTAAAGCTGCTGTCGTGCATGACTATTTATATAGTGTTTACAATAACACTGGTATAAATAGAACTCTTTCAGATAAGATATTTAATTTTATTATGAAAGAAACTGGGATAGATAACAGGACCAGAAGAAAATTTTATATGGCAGTTAAATATTTTGGGGAAACTTCCTGGAAACCTAAATTGCAGAATGAGGGATATAAGGATAGAGCTATTATAGACAAGACCAAAGAGGCAAAAGAGTATTATGCATACTGGTATGATAAATTAAAATTATAGGGGTTGGTAAAGTGGCATTTTTAATAAAGTTAGGAGCATATCTTATTGCTCTTTTAATTTGGCTAATTGGAGGTTGGGACACTCTTGCAAAAGTATTATTTGGACTAATGTTCTTAGATTATTTAACTGGGATAGTAGTTGGATATAAAATGCAAAACCTTAACTCCAAGAGAGCTTATAAAGGATTAAGAAAAAAACTTTTAATCTTGGTTACTTTATGTGGAGCTTCTTTAATGCATAAATTAGTTCCTGATTTAGGTTTTAGAACATTAGTTGGGATATTTTATTGTGCAACAGAATTGCTAAGCATTGTAGAAAATGCTGCAAAGGCAGGAGTGCCTATCCCTCAAAAATTAAAAATAGCATTAGAACAGTGCAAAGGAGATAGGTGTAGTTCAGAAGCTTTTAAAGATAAAGATATTAAACCAGGTAAAATAAACCAGGAAGATTTTGATGAAGAGATTAAATAAAATTTAGGGTAGGATTTTGTCCTACCCCTTCTTTTTTTATTACTTAAAAATAAGTAGTATATTCAAAATATATATAATAGATAAAAATATATAAAATATATAAATTTGACATTTTTAATTAATTCATATATACTTTGAAAAAGTATATATGAAAGGGGAGGTGGAATTATGTACACAATCTATCAAATTGCAAAATGGTTTCTTTTGAAAAATCCAGAAATGTCTAGTAAAAAATTACAAAAATTATGTTGGTATGCATATAGTTGGTATATAGCATTGAATTCTGAACCAAAAGATTCTGAACTTGAAAAATTAGTGGATGTTCCTGGTGCAGAAGCTTGGGTTCATGGTCCTGTATTCAGAGATTTATATACAGATTTTAAACATGATAATTATTTATTAACAGGAGAAGCTAATATTGAAAAAATAGATGAAGAAACTTTAAATTTTTTAGAAAGAATATGGGCTATTTATGGTTCTTTTAGTGGGGACCAATTAGAAGAAATGACACATAATGAAGCCCCATGGATAAATGCAAGAAAAGGATTAGATAAATTTGAATCATCTACTAAATTGATAAATGATTATGATGTATTTGGAGAATATTTAAACAGGTAAGCTATATGAAAAAAGGGTTAGAGAATATAATAAATAATAAAACTGACATTTTAAAGGAAAGGATTAAGATAAAAGAGAAATCAGGAAGTGATAATATTAATGTTGATTTCTCTTTATTTTATTTTCCTAGTATAAGTTTAAAATATTTTAATAATTGTTTTAAAAATGAAGAATCCTATCATAAATTTATGGCAGATTTTTATCATAAAATATTAACTCATTTAAAAGATAAAACATATAGTGAATTGGAGACTAGTAGGAGTCACTCACACTCTATAAATGAAAAAGATAAAATATCAAAAATTAATGATATTTTAGATGAGTATATTGAACAGTACTCGTTTTTAAAAAATATAAATATGGAAATGAGAGATGAATTCTATCAAATTGATTGTTTAGGTGGAAAACGTATTATAGGAATAAGATCTGGAAATACTTTTTATATTTTATTTTTTGACCCTTATCATTTAATATATAAAGATAATAAATTTAATATCGATACAACTTCTTATAAGAATGAAAGTATATTTTATATAGATGATAATATAAAAATATTTGATTGGGAACATCTTTTAGAAAATGAAAAATGTATTAATTGTGAAGTCATAGACAAATTATTAAAATAAAAATAAAGCAGGATTAATTTCCTGCTTTTGTTATCTAACATCTGTTATATTTGAATTAATCTAAATTAGATTGAATTTGGTGCAAACAAAGTGCAAACAAAAAAAGTG